TTGTAGCTAAAAGAACCTTAGAAAATTCTGGACTAAAACCGAGCTCGCCAGCCTTTACAGATATTTGACCAGAACTAAAACCCTGTTTTTTTGTCGCCTCTCTCAATCGATTAAGGACATCGCCAACTTTATCACCCTCATTTATAAGGACTCCAAATTGTTCTTGGAGCGATCTTGCGAATGGTGAATCTTTACCAAGTGATAATTGATTCTGAGCTTCGGCTATTTTCTTAACAAAATTTTCGGCGTCACCATCGGCGCCGCCAAGCTTAGAGAATAAATCCTCTGTCTCTCTGAACGCAACCGGATCGATTCCAAGCCCTTTGAGTTCCGCAGTTTGTTGGCCTAAATCAAAAACAGTCTTAGTTATCTTGGCAAGTGCTGCACCTAATGAGGCAACACCAGCAAAGCCTTTCATTGCATTTTTACCCATATCTAACATGGATTCGCCAGCGCCATCCATTCTCTTTCCAGCAATAGCTGAATTTTCAGATACTTTCTGCATCTCGTCGCCAGCATCGGCTAAGGGCTTTGTGTCTCCCTTGAATTTAAAAACTGTGACTAACTCGGTAACTTCAGCCATTTCTATAAATCTCCTACAAAGTCAGCCACGCTATTAAGACCGATACTATTAAATGCTTGAACCGCTTTATCTTGAACAACTTTTATGCCGTCACTAAGCCCCTTATCAGCTTCAGAGTCTAATTGACCATTAAGAGTTTTATTAACTTCTACCTTTGCTTTTTCGCCGTCAGATAAATTCTGTGAATCTCTAAATAAATCAATACTTGCAATTCTTATCTCTTTAAAAGTTAAAGAAAAATCGCCTGTGTCACCGTCATTCGTTTCAGTATAAGAGAAACCAGTAATTAAAACCTGTTGTTGAGTGCGGCTTTTATTTTCTATATTTATAATAGTCTTGCTATCATAAACCCTTTCTATAAAGTAGAAGAATTCATCTTTAATACTTGCGGATGCTGATTTATTACCAATGATACTATAAATATCTTTTGCATCTTTGACGATAGAATCAATTGAGTCAATAACGTTTTCGACTTCGTTTAATTGCTCTTCTATTTTCTGTATCTGTGAAAGCGTTCTAGCTGGCAGGTATGGAGCCGCTTTATTCAAGACTTTTTCAAAAATAGCCCCAATTCCTGTCTCTGGTGTGGTTTCAATAAATATATCGGCCACTTCGCCAGATAAAGAATAGGTCTTAGGTGCGTTTATTACTGAATCTTGAACTGTTGTTAAATCTTCGCAAACAATATCAGGCGCGCTTGCTGAGAAATTAGTGCCCTCTGAAATGGCTACAAACATAGTGAATCCACCAATTCCGATATATTGCTTATCATCGTTCTTTGGTAGGTTTGGCGCTATCCAGTTTAAAAATTTTGCCGTACTGTTAGCCATTATTAGAAGCCTCTTCTATTTGGTGCGATTCTATAGCGTTTTTTATTTCTTCATATTCTAAGCAATCAAGGAACTCTTTAGAATCGAATTCCTCAACTTCTCGCAAGGAACCATAACCAGCCTTCACTAAGTAAAGACAAGAGGCCATAAAATCAGATAGGTTTGTCTTTTTTACAAGTTCCTCTCTAGACCTCTTATATCTAAAGCTGAATTTTAAAGGTTCCCTTTCATAAAAGGATAAGAAAATACCGCCATTGCCATCGTAAACAGCATGATATAATCTTCGCCGTATTTTTCAAAGTGATTATCGATTGACGACAATTTAGAATCATTAAAAGTCATGTTAGAAAACATTAGCTCTTCAATCCTTATTTGATCATCAGTGCCTATAAAAGAGAGGTCTTGATTAATTAATTTATTTTTCAACCCACTAGAATAGCCAAAGATCTGCAACCGCTTTCGATGATTCATTTTACAGAATTTATAAGAGCGACCGTTTATTTCGGCGCTCCCATCTTCAAAGCAATCTCTGACTTTTTCTATATGTGTTTTCTCTTTTATAGGCTCATCACTCATAATTTTACGCTCTCACCGCTCTATTGAATTGAATAGTATATTGCATTTCTTGATTGCCATCGACGTTATTTCTAGTATCAGTCGGCTGGGCTGTGATTGTACCATCTTCAAGTGTGTAAGTAGTAACAAACTCAACGCCATCTTTTATATAATTCTCTTTAACTGAGCCCTTGAAAATAACAGGTATCTTAGAGTTCATTTGAGAATTCATATAAATATCATCATCGGAATACTTAGGGACATTAAACACTAGATCTTTTACATCGGCATCTGAACGCTTTTGAATATTTAACCCGCGTGTTGACCTATTCCGTGAAGTAAGATCATTCGGCGGCGTCAAAGATAGTGAGTCACCATCAATAAAGTCATTGAATAGGTGCGCATTTAAAACTAAAGTTGTTGAATCTGCGAGAAGCTGGATTGTAGACATTTTCTAAATCCCTATAGGTTGAAAGTTATAATTATACTTGCACTATGGAAGGCACCAGCATTTTTAACAGCGTTCTGAAGAACTGGAGTCTTTCTTTCTGCTCTCTCAGATTGTACTTGATCGGAAAGAGGGATTGAATACCAGTAATACCCTTTTTCCTCAATATTTCTGTTGAAAGTATCAATATCACCAAATCTATCTGATAGGGTCCAAGTTCCAGGAGCGAAAACACCCGCAGTAACATACCCTTGAGAAGTCTTTTCGAGACCATCAAGAAGAGCATTTAAACCCGGTGTAGTTTGAGGAATCTTTGTAGTTGTGCCACCAAGAAGATTGAAAGCGTCTGTTTGTACAGAATCAACATAAGCCATTAAGTTGTAAACATTATCGGTAAAGCCATTCGCGCCGCTTGTAAGAAGCTTCGGAACAGTTTCTTTAAAGGTAGTGTAAATATCAAGACCGACGGTCTTAGCGGCTGTTATTTCAGATTGGCTATAAGCTTCAGCAACTACACTCTTAATCTCTTTCAAGTGCATTGTTTTCGCTGTATTTTCGCCAGTAAATATAACAGTGTGATTCTGTGACATGTAGCCAACGGCCAGAGTTCTATTGCCTGCCTTGCTGTATTGCATTCTGTAGTTTACTTGACCAGCAAGTTTAATCGCCCAAACTGGATTGGCTACATCTACATTAAGATTAGTTGCATTACTAAAGACATCATACTGCATAGTGCTATTGGCTTGCCCCCATGTCGCTAAATCTTTAGCTTCTTGGTCTGTTGTATCATCAATGAAACAAGCGCCCTTGATATTTACAGCAGCTTTAACCGCTGTAATACCCTCTACTTTAGTTTCAGCAGGTAAAACCGAAGCGTCAGCGCCTTGAGTAAGTTTAGAAGAGCTATTTGCATCGAGCCCAAGAGTGCCACCAACGAAAGTACCAGATGCACCAGAAGATGTATAAGATATTAAAGAAGTAATGCCAGTTGTGGAACTTGTAATAACAAAGCTTCCATCGGAAAGACTAGCAACACCGCCAGATAATTCAGCGTTTAAGAGAATGACAATTTCTTCAAAAGTTGTGACAACTCTCAAGTCAAGGCCTGTTATATTTTCGGTCACACCGTCAATATCAACATCAAAAGAACCATCAGAGATTTGCTGCAATACTGGAATTACTGCCGCTTCTGTGACTTGCTCGCCTGTTAAATCTGCAGCAGAGGCCGCTAAATTCTCGTCAGCCGCACGCCAAAAACCAATAACAAGAACACCACCCGCGTTAACTGGATTAGGAGATTGAGCAAAATAAACCTGAGCAAATTTAGCTTCATCTGAAGTACTGCCGAAATCAGCTTCAACGCTCGCTGAATTAGAGTAGAGTTGATACCTATTTGAAGAGCTTAAAATGCCCTCTGTGCTACTCATAATGCAAGTAACATTCATGTTGTCGCGCGCTACTGAAGTGCCTTCCTCAATCAAGGAGACTGTAACGACATTGCTTAAATCAGCCATTTTATTTATTTTCCTTTTTAATTATCGACTAAAAAACTAAATTGTGCCTCATCAAAGCGTAATACATCTAACTCATTGGTTATATTATAGCCTATGTTTAGAGTTATTTCATACCTCTCATGATATGTTTTCCCAGCGAGCTGCTTAAGGTTTACGATTGTTGAAGTTCTATAAATTGAAATACCATGAGTTTTTTGCAAAGTTCTTGCACTCTCTGAGTATTTTAAAGTAGAAAAAACAAAAGCATTCTCACGCGCTTTTTCTTTATTTCCATAAAAATTTACTGTGAATTGGCCCAAGACATTAGAATTTATTGTCTGTTTCTCAACATTATCTGATCCGTCATAGGATTTTGTCACGCTCTTTTCTATTGCTGGCGAAAGGTCATCAACTATTATTAGAAGGTCTTTTTGATTATCATATTTATTATCGCGGCCAATAGATATAAAGCATTCCTCTAAACCCAAGAGATCTCGAATATATTTAGCCAGTTGCTTAACAGGGTCAATCATTTCACTTGCTCCCCGATGCCTTCATAATAACAATAATCATTGAAATTGCCTCTTGTGATTACTTTATATTTAACACCTTGCCAAGTAACGATATCATTAATAGAAAATAGATCTGTACTATGAATTAAAATATAAGATTTTGACCAGTCGACATTACCAATATTTAAATCTTCTTTTTGTGCTGGTTGAATAACTGCTTGAATAGTTGAATCTTCGCACTCTTCAAAATCCTCAAAATCAACAGTGAACGAAGTCACCTTTGATAGCGTCACCGCTTGAGTAAAATCTGTTAAGGCGTCCGACATATCCAAAATACTCATTTACTCACCGCATAAGTTATAGAATTTCTAAGCATTCCAGTATCAATTAAAATAGCTGAAGAGCCTTTTCTTTTTATAGTCTCTGGCTTTAGTGGAACCCAAAAACCGTAGCCCTCATTACTAAATGCACCTTGGCTGATTGATTGAGCTTTTACGCCTATCAACTCCATTGCAGCCTCTGCATCTTTCCCTTTTTCCAGAACTGCTTTAAATTGTTTATTAATAAAATTATTCATCTTATCCCGATTAACAAAAAAAGGAGTACGCAAAAAAGACCTTTGCGGAATATCCATATTGTCAGAACCGTATTCGTGAATCATGCCAATATCTAAAACACTCTTTCCTCCATTATAGGCTCCAACCCCTGCATTGCCGTTGAGAATGCCAACCTTGACAGTAAGTGTCTTAGCCTTCTCAATATTAGCCAATTGCTTTCGCATAGCCTCTGCCGCTTGTCCTGGAGTCTTCTTACTCATACAAAAAAGCCACCCATTCTTTGGGATGCTATCCGCATGAATCTTTGTCCATAAATCGAGGTACTATAAAATAGAGTGTTATTGCTTGAGTCATTGCTTGGAGTGTAAGAGACTGAAACAGAGCCAACGCTTTTACTCGCAGCAGATTTAATTGGCGCCGTCTTAGTCGCGTTTTCTGCCAACCATAAATGAGCTATTAAATTAAAGATAGCTTCATCAGTGCAAGCATTTTGCCCATATTCAAAACAATAATAGCAATTCCAGATAGGGTCTAAACTTGCCCAGCCGGCCTCGATTAGGGCTAAGTCTAACTTAGGGTCGTTCTCAAAACGTGTCTTGAAGTCATCGAGTAGAGACATTTTTTAACCCTTTACGATTAAGCCTAATTTTATAGCATGATTTAATTTAGCCATAAACATTTCATTTGATTTGTTTTTATCGTCTAACTTGAAATTTTTATCAATACATACGCCCAAAATATGAAAAGGGTTTTCGCATGTTTTAGAATAAGTTTCGACCTTTGGAGCGGTCTTTTCAACTTTCGGCGCTGTGGCCTGTGGTGCTTCTTCTGAAATCTTCTTTTTCTTAGCCATCTAATAAACCTTTTTTTTAGAAAAAAAGCCCCTCACGTAAGCAAGGGGCCTTAAATGTTTTTATAGACCTGTAAGCAAACGACCAGCGGTAGCTTCAAGAATATCTAAACCAGCACAACGGTAACGAGCGTCAACTTTCCAATGGAATGATCCAAGAGGGAAAATCTCACCAATTTCCAGAGGCGTAGGAAGTCTAAACTTCATAGTCTCATCGCTGGCTTTAATCGCACAAGTAGCAGAAGCCGAAGCAACTC